CGAGCGCAAGTAAAGACTCTAGAAGATATTTATGATCCATTATTCTTTGTTGTACGTGGTTTAGAAAAATCTATTACTGAGCTTGGAGAGGACTTTGCAGCACTTAGATTTCCTATTTTAGCTTTAGTAAAATCTATACGCTCATTCTCGGCAGACGCGATTGCGCTACAGAGATCATTTTTATCCTTTAACCAATCTTTTAAAACTGTACTCAATGAGAATTCAAAAAATATTGCAGGGTTACCAGGAGGACTCAGAACTTCACTGGAGTCAGTATTTAAGTTTCAAAAAGAGGGGTTATTTAATGTAGGAAAAGAAAGTTTATTCCTTGCTAATAGAATGACCATTACGGNCCAGAATACAGATGCCATGATAGCCCTGAACAAAAAATTAATTGTTCAAGGTACACTTGATCTAAGAGCAACTAACGCTTTAAATCAATCNACGCNANNAACAGGATTAANGTATGGAGTTTCTACTGATCTTCTTGTTGAGGCTATGGGCCAATTAGAGGCTGGTTTAGACGTTCTCGGTCTTACTGGAGGACTACTCCCAGCCCAAGACGCAATTAAAGAATTAACGGGGAAATTCCCAGCATTTGGTACGCATATTACTAAATTTGTTGAGTCTCTTGTTACTGCTGATATTGGGGAGTTAGCTAAATTAGNTATTCTTAAAGATGTTGATAAGCTTTTCGCTGGGCAAATGACTCCTGAGGGGTTAGAAAAACTTGTTGAAAAAGCCGCAGGTGGAGCAGGTAAATTTGGTACATTCCAAGGGAAGGGGAAGATAGAAACTGAAGTTTTAATGGGTATTGTTGGTCAAACTGGTATGATAGCAGAACAAATTTCTAGAGGGATGCAACAAACTCCCGCTAGAGTTGAAGTGGAAACACCTACTGAGAATATATGGCAAGATTTTAAAACTTCTTTATTAACTTTTATGGCTCCCTTTGCTGAAGAAGTAGGAAAAACTGCTATAGGACTATTAAATTTAGGAACACATGTTCTGAGTTTTATAAATAGTATTATTCCTGTAAAGGTTGTTGTTAATGCTTTGCTTTCTTTTCTGATAACCTCTGCAATTTCTAGGAAAATTAGAAATTTTAGGGAATTAAGCGCACAAGCAGCCAATACTCTTGCTACAGATAAAAATACCGCAGCCCTCCTAGGAACTGCATTTAAGGGTGGTGCCGCAGGTGTGGGACTTGGCATGATGGGTGGTCCTGTTGGCATTGCGATCATGGCAGCATTAACGTTCCTTCCCATGGTTTTAAGCGATGTTGGTGATGGCTTAGGTAAGATTGCAGAATCAGAGAAGAAAAAAGCAGATGTTGAATTAGCTAAAATAAAAAGAGATCCTGGTGGGTCTCGTTTTGAGGAGTTTTCTAGGTTATTAATTAATGAGCAAGTAAGAAAGTCACAAACTTTTAATAGTGCTATGACCGTTTCAATGACCCGTGAATTAGAAAAGGTCGTTGATGCAATAGATAAAACTACGGACGCAGTAGAAGAGAAGGACTTAGAACCAAAGGTATCAAGGACATAATAAAAAATGGCATTTTTTGGAAAAGCTACAAGAATTGATAATCTCTTACAGGAACGATCAAAACTAATATTTGAATTTCCTACTACAGAATCACATGCTACTTTGGATAGGGTATGCCCCTTTTTCGAGAACCCCATAATTTCTGAGAAGAAAACTGCGAATTTAGTTAAATATGATGTTTTAGGAAGAACAAGTAATCCTTTAGGTTTTACTGGCGCTAAGTCTAAACAGATTAGTGTTGAGTTTAATATGACCCTTCCTCATATTGTTTATATGGCAACAAACGAGCTTTTTGCACAGGTTCCAGTCGCTATGACTAAATTGGAAAAGAAGCAGGAGTTTTTTAATAAGAAGACTCTTGAGTTAGACGCCAAAACTACTGGATCAACATATGAAAGAAAAAGAGATTTGTTCCTACAGAAGCTTAATGGTTTTGAGGGTGGGGCTCAAGAGACAAGTAGACGCGCAGGTACAAATGCACTTGTAGCCGCACAAACGGGTCCCCTGGGAAGAATGATCGCGAACGCTGTAGCTGCCAATAATAGCACTCCTGAAGTTGATCTTGCTATAGATTTACAGGCTTATTCTAAGACAGGGATTTTTCATCAAGCATTGGATATGATGTTGTTTTGGATTTCATTAATTCGTATGAGCACACTCACTTCAAGGCAACAGCCAACTTTAGGTCCTCCTATAATTAGAATAAATCATGGACCATTATACAACAATATAGCTACCGTTGCCGAATCTTACTCAATTAATGTGGCTGAGGAGGCAGGCTATGATATAGTATCCTTATTGCCTAATAGAGTAACAATTCAATTAAACTTAATTGAAATTCAAAGGAATGCTGATGTTAGAGACCGTACCAATGTGCTCCATATGGATGTAGTTAAAGGTTGGGATGATCTTTTAAGATATGATCCTGCACTAGGGCCAGGAATTTGGGAGGAGGATTTTTCTCCAAAAAGTAAATGAATATAAAAAATAATAGCACCAATAATAGTTACAGCAGGTATAGTTACGGGGTGGTTTCTATGTTGCATAAAGGAAGAGAAACAACTACTTCTGTTGGATCGGAGTACGACACTTTTCTAGGTAGACTAAATGCAATTCCTTCGAAAGAAGGCAAAGTTCCCCCTTTTTGTAAAAATAGACCTGATAATATTTCGGATATATTTTATGATTCTCCTGGTTATTGGTGGTATCCAATGCAATACAATTCTTATTTTGATCCTTTCGAAAATTTAAATTCTGGGGACAGGATATTTATTCCTGATTTATATTAATGGCTCATGAAAATCCAGGCAAACCTGTTGAACTAAAGCAGCTTATTGATCATAGGCTGGGAACTTATAATATATTTATAACTACAGATCCTAAGCTTGCGGCTAGGTTTAGTGATTATAACACTTTTAGTGAGTTTAATTTTGATTTAAACGCTGTTGATGATGGGCATCTCGGAGAGGCCAATCCAGGGTTAGGTGGAGCAGCAGGTAAACGATCTGTGGCTTTATTTAATTCTGACTCAAATATTCTTGAGTTTTCACATGAACTTAATTTTACAAACCCTACAGGAAAGGGGAGCAAGGCACCTAAGATAAAGTTAACAACGTGGGAGCCTGGGTTAGCCATATTTAAAAAACTTTTTTTTCTTACCTTAGGAGAACGTTTAACCAGTTTAAAATTTCAGAAAGCGAACTTAGCTAGTTTAGGTAGAAATCTTATAGTTAGCGAGACTTACGATAGGTTCATGGGGTGGCTGCGCGATAGGGTTGGGCTCCGTGGGGGGGGTGATCACGCTACAGCTTCAAGCGAAGAAGAAATAAGAGAGTATCTTAACAAAAATAGTAAAGGAATACGCCTATTTGTTGCTTATGGAATAGGAGACGAGTTAAAATATTGGGCAGGACCCTTTTCTACAATTTTAGGAGAAATAGAGTATTCAAATAACGGAAAAAAAGAGTCTATGACTTATCATTTAACTCCTTCTCATATTGATAGAATGTTTGACGAAAAATCCTCATTGGAAGACAGTGAAGTAACTTTTCAATCTATTTCAATACCCCTTCTGGCTTGGGATGTTATTAAGGGCGCTTATAAGTCAGGAGAATATGGCTACGGTCGTCGCGTTGAACGAGGGATAAAAAAATGGAGTGGGTTTACACCTTCTATTCATGATTGTATAGTTAAATTAATTTCTAATTATTTTAAACAAATAGGTATTCCAAACCATATAATTGTTTTACCTAATCTTGATAGTTTATTAGCTCCCACAATAAAACAGATATTAATGGAAGCCATAGGGGCTGTTCCTAAGGATATCACATCGGAAATGCAAACTTCGTGGAAGTCGGATGCTAAAGAGCACATTCAAACAGAAGACGCGGTCGCACTTAATTTGCGTATTTTTGGAACAGTACCAGAGACGATAACAACAGGACCACCACCAGACCCATTCGCAGGAGGCTATAACCCTTTCGAGGACCCAGAATCCCCGCATTACGACCCTTATCGGGCAGGAGGATCCCAAGGTCCTCCGCTGACTGGTCCTAAAAGGCAAGATCCAGGGGCGATCTTAGATCCTATAGCCCTGTTGCAGGCACAAAGAAAATTATTAAGTGTATTAGGACTGAGGGGGAATAATTGTGAAAGAGAAAGTTCGAATGTAGATCCATCATTATACAGGGGGTATGTTATCGAGGAAAGGCAAGAACATGTTTTAGATTCAGAAACAAGAATAAAGATGGCCGAAAAAGAAAGAGAGGGACCCAGCATAGTGGACAAAGTTGCCACATGGACCGGGGACAGGCTGGTTGGGGTTGGTAAGGTTGTCAAACCCAAAGGCCTACCCGAGCCTCCCGATGACCCAGAAGCAGGACTAGGAGAAGAGTATAGCTATCATGCAGTCAGGAATTTAGTTACTGGTGAGTGGACAGATACAAAGGATCTTCCTCAAGAGACCAAGATTCCAATTAATGATCCTTTTTTAACTGGACCGTATGCAATAGAAAACTACGCAGATGCCGTTATGACCCTTGAACTTCCTTTTCAAGTAGGAGAAGAGGACGCTGTCGGAGTTCAACCTAACAGTAGAGATTTTATGACTCCTATAACTAGACTAATGGAACTTATAACAGGTAAGAGTAATGATCTTGTTCACAATTTAACAAATCATTGGGAAGGGAACGTAAATGTTATGAAAGTATTCAAAGAAAAGTTTGGAAGCGGTACTTTTGCAGGGTATTCAGCAGCGTTTTCTACAGGAGATAGGGTTCCTTCTGAGATGTTTGATAGCGGGGGATTAGCGGGGACTTCTCTCGATATTTCAGATGATGCGTATTTTATTTTTGGTGACGAGGACTTAATTAGAGATTACTTATATGGGGAAATAATGCATGCAACAGGTCATAACCTAGAAAGTAGAAATATTTATGAGCAGATCGATAGAGGAGTTCCCCTTATAAGTAAAATGGCTCTTCCTACAGACGTAGATTATTTTTTAGATCCGTTTTGGAATCTTCTTCAACACGATATTAAAAGCGGAGGCAAGTTTGGGGGTATTAATCATTACGACAAGCGAGAGTTCGTAACAAATACGCTGCGCTTTCAGGGTAGAAACGATGAATGGAAATCGAAACACGCAAGGGAAAAATATTTGACAGATTCTTTTAACGANAGTTACTTTGAGAAAATTCAAGCAGTAGTTAAGCCGACTGATTGGACTCCTTTAGGTTTCTTTAATGATTATGATTTAAGTAAAGAAGGATTCGTTAGAAGTCTTCCCGATGAATTTAGTTTTTTAGTTATGGATGAAAATAAGGGTGCGCTTGATGATCTTTTTGAGATGAATATTCCGTGGTTTATCGCAAACGACAAAAATGGAAATGTTTTATCCTATAATTTTGATGCTGATAATTTTATATTAAATCAATTTTTTGGTACTATTCAGGAAATTTATTATAATGTTGGTTTCTCATTTTCAAGGCAGGCTGCTGGAGCGCCAATAGATGGAACTCCTTCGTCACGAATGCGGATAGAAAAGATTTATGGGGTTTTAGATAAAATTAGAAGACATGGTGGGTCTTATGGATCAATTTTTTCAGAGACTGGTCTTACTGACCCAGAGTTGAATTTAACTCAAGTAAGTCACGATCTCGGAGATATGATATTAATGGAGACTGCGGGGCTATCGAGAAACGTTCAGAGGAATTATGGATCTGATGTTATTACAATATGTACTTTATTTAAGGATTTATTTGATGCCCAGTATAAGGGGGTAGTAAAAACACTTCCCATGTTTCATCATTCTGCGTTTACTACTGTGTTAAAACCCTCCCTAGTATTCTTAAAAAGCACCCCGAGGCTAAATACTACTTCCGAGGTAGATAGATCAACTGCTGATTTTTTCTCTGGTATGTATAAAATAGTCGGTTTTAGGCATAAAATAAGCAAAAAAAGAGCTACTTCTGAGTTTACAGTTATAAAAGATATAAGTAGTACATTAAGTAATGATAATTAGTTCAAATAGCGATAATTCTAATGAGTTTTCACTTAACTCTAAAAAAGACAAAAGAGTAGTTCTTCCTTTTAAACAACTTAAAGATGTGGAACAAAAAGGAACCTTGAACGCTTTTCAATTAAGTAACCTTACAAATGAACAGTTAAAAAAAATCAAGGAAGATAAAAGGCGGTTAGGAGGCGAGTAATTATGTATGAAATTTTCATAGGGACAATAATATCTAAAAAAGATGTCACAGGAAAGGGTATGCTAACTGTTTGCCCAAAGAAAAAGGATGTCAAGAACAAGGACAACTGGAGAAGTGTTAAATATGTTAGTTTTTATGGTGGTGGAGAACACGCAGGCGCTGGTTTTGTTCCTGAAACTAATACTGACATTCTATATGCCAGAGCAAAAAATGATACGGGGGTTCACTACTATTATCTAGGAAGTGTTTGGGATAAAGAAGTTGACCTAGTTCAAGGTCCTGCCGCTGTTAGACAGGATAAGGACCATAATCTGGGGGGAGAGAAATTTGTTGCGTTAAGCCCTCATGATGCTGAAGATGGGGCTGATAATGAGCAAAGTATGTCCTATGGAATTACAACACCCTTAGGGCACCACATGTTGATGCGTGATAATAGGACTGATAAGGAGGACAATAAAGGAGCTATTTTTGGTAGCGCACGAGGTCACGGACTTACTTTAGACGATTCTACAAGGACTCAAAAGGTTAATTTGCATAGTAAGGATCAAGGAGCCACACTAAAACTTACAGATTTCGAATCAGAAAACGACACAATCGGTCCTGAAGGAGCAGAATTGCATGCAATAGGAAATAATATAATAGAATCCTCTGAAGGTGAGCTTACCTTGAGGGTTACAGACGGAAGAAATATCAATATTTCAAATTTTTCCACAGGGTCTCATAAAAGCGTACCGGGGGCATTTGCCCCACCAGGGATGTTTGGTAGTGAAACTGGAAATGTTATAATTGAATCTGATACAGGAAATATTGTAATTAGAAATCATGGTAATGGAGTTTTTATTGATTGCATAGGGGGGCAAAGTTTTGCTGGGGGAACAGGCGCATCGTTTCAGGTACGAAGTAACAACAAAATTCATTTATATTCAGACAATGGAATTGACCTTAAATCTGCGGGAGATATAAATATATCAGGGAGAACGGTAAGGATTCAATCAAATATTTCAGAAGGTGGAACTGTTGAACTCAACCCATTTACTGATTCAACTCTGTTGGATGCACTCATAGGAATAAGAAAGACCAATGTTGAAATAGATTATGAATATTTCTTTGGGGTATTTCCGTTTTTTATGGACGATATTTGGTTAATGAACTACACTTCTGGCCCTAATCTGGATGGGAGACTATAATGGCTATATTTAATCCTCAATTTTTTATAAACCCTCTTGCAAGCTTAAATACTGCTTTTGGGATCCCCACATGTATGCTTAGTTTAGGGGCAGGGGCTTTAGGTTTAATTGATTCTCAGGTATTAACATCTATGGCAAAAGCTGCTGGAGAGGGGCAAGCCGCAGCGAGAAAAGCTATTGGAAGTATTGTAAATGGTCTATTCGCCTCAATGGGTATTCTTGATTATGATACTGCCACTGGAAAATTGTCTCTATTCGCTGAATCCAGTAAGTTTGGATTAGATTTAAGCTTCTTAGACGAGCTTGCGAAAGTTACAGGGGCGTTGTCAGAGATGGAATCTCTTGCTAACCAGGGGATAGCTCTTTATGAGGAAATAGCTAATTGCTTGGGAGAATTTAAGGATTATATGGATAATACTGGACCTTCTCCCATGACCGGTGCTGGAGGAATGGCAGGAAATACCGATCAATACTCTGCAAACACCCGAGTCGCCGCGCTAGGGTTGGCCCGTCAGCAGATAGAGCAGGCGATTGATTTCTCTAATCAGTGCCAAGCTCTTAAAGATAACATTGGCGTAATTCTTTTTCAAAGGCAAACAGAAATATTAGAAGATGATGAAGATGAGCCCATTTTCCGCTTAGTTTTTGGTCCTCCTGTGTCTAAGAAAGGATTATTTATCTTATCAGAGGATGGCATATACTACGACTCCCAGGAGCGGTTGTACAACGGAAAGCATATCCCCTCTGCCTCGGATGTAGGCTTTATTCTTGATAGCGAGAAATGGGAATTAGATCATGCACCTAATTTAGGAGGAAAAGGAACCTTAATTTCTGCTGAAATATTAAACAGATATGTTGATACAATTTTTGATATTAATCATGTTGATAATACAAAGAGTTTACAAGCTTATTATGATGCAGACCATTTTCTTAATGTGCTTATTAGTCAGAAAACTAAACAGGTGTATGATGTATCTGGCGAGATGACTGAGCTATTAGAAAGTGGTTTTACAATGGATTCTGCTATGATGGTAAACCATAGGCATAGCTTGAATTCTGTGGTAGACACTTTTAATAAGCAAATAGACAAAAGAAAGAAGCAAATCGAAGTTGCTGTAAAATCAGTAGATTTATTTGGATCAGAGGTTTCTTTCGCCCCTGGGGAAGTTCCTGTAAATGATTTTTCTTTCTTAAGTTCTATTAATTTAAATATTGATTTGGAAACTCAGCGTGAGCTTACTTTTGACGCAGGAGATGTTGACGAGGTTGTATTACCTATAGAACCTTTATTTGTAGCTAATTATGGTGGGACATCAAAGGTTTTAATTGATCCCCTTGTAGTTCCTCCTGTGGGGAAGGGGTCTATTGTTTTTAGTCCATCGGTATCATCAACTACTGCTCCTGCCCTTTCTCTAACAGACGCTATTGTTAGTGATGAGCTATTTTCAATTTATAACTTTTTAAGACCCCAAACACAAATTCCTGCGTCAAGAGAATATAAAACATTGAATTGTGCAACTCTTGGGACTTATGGAGATGCCCAATTAGTGGGGAAGGTAGCATCAGTATTTACTTCTGGGTTAGCCATTCCATTTCTAGGAGGAGTTGCTAAATTTAATCAAAATACTTACGCTTTGGCTAAAACAAATAATTATTTAAGGTTGCCTCCTACTGATGAATTCATGAATTTATTGTATACTTCTAGAGGCTGTAGTATGGAGTGTTGGCTTCATATTCCAAATTATGGAGCCAGTGCCAATAACGGTCTTGAAGGTGGGGGAGGGTTTAGACCCTACGCAGGTGGCGCTTGGGGTGATTATAATTACTATAAAATTCTCTTGGCTAACGAAAATATGGGAGGAGCTTTAAAACTTCTTGACGTAAGCTCATTGGTTGATGCAAGAGGATCAAATACTACCAGAGGGTTATTAATTGGATTTACTAGAGATCCAGTAATGTATTCAGAAAATTATTTAATACCAGGGTCTAATACGGATCCTGGGGCAAACCATGATATTGCCGTTGAAAATACTAGTACTTCAAGCTGTTTCTTTATTGCTCCAACAATGGCATTTAGCCCTAGTTCTGTTGAATTTATTCCTAATATTGAGTGTGCAAATGAGGGAGCACCTACGTATAATAAATTTATTATTCGTGATGATACTGAGGTTAATGGAAAGCAGATGAGAGATGTATCGGCAGGGTTTGTACATTTAAATATTACTTTTGATGTATCAGGAAACAAATGTGTTGTTTATTTAGATGGAACACAAATGGCCTCTTCTTCTTTAACAGATGTTTTTGGCTCAGAGGCTACTCACCCCCCTAGAGTTCCTACGTTTCTAATTCCAGATACAGCAGATGGTAGTAGTTTTTATTATTCTAATTCTACTGTAAATCAACACGCAGGGAGTACCACTTTTAGTGATGGTCCCGCCAATGACACTTACTTCACACCTTGGATTGTGGGTGGGGGATGGACAGACGGGTTTCCAATCAATTCTACCACGAAAGAAGGGGGCTTTATGGGCTTGCGCCACGGATTAACTAGTGGGTTAAACGGGTTTGTGGGAAGTTTAAAATTCTATTCGAAACCCCTATCTAATAGTGAGGTTATTCAAAACTATAACGCACAAAAAGGACTATTTAAGAACATACAGGTATGAGTAAAACTACAGCAATTTATGGATCAGTGCCATTAAGTAGAACGAAAAATGAGATAATTAACACCATTGAATCTGATGATGTATTTGGTGTAAAATTTCCTCTTTACGATAGTACTAATTCAGGTAAGGGACTTTTTGTAAAAACAAAAGGGTTAGAACTTTTAAAAAGTGAGTTACGTCAATTTATTAAAACCGAGCGCGGCGAACGGGTTATGCTCCCTAACTTTGGATTATCTTTACGAAGGTATCTTTTTGAACCTCTTACAGAGGATTTAGTTAGAAACCTGAAAAAAGAAGTAATAGGTGGGATTTCTGCGTATATCCCAAAAGCTGTTATTCTTAGCATTAATGTTTTCTCTGCGGATTCCCCTGATGGGTTTGGTGTTCCAGGGATAAAGATTCATGTAGTAATTACTTCATCAACAAGCGACCAACGAACAGACTTAACTTTATCACTATGACTAGAAATTACGATTTACCTTCCAATATTCCTTTTACAACAGCCGCTTCTGACTTTCAGAAGTTATTTAAGGTTGGGGCCAACTACGACAACAAAAAGGATCTTATTGATTATGCAGCTACAGACTTTGGGGTTTTAAGAGATTCTCTCTTTTCTTATATGCAAGCAGTCTACCCTGAGGAATACCAAAATTTTACAGAATCTGATTTTGCTGTAATGTTTACAGAGCTAGTGTCTTATATGGGAGCAGTAATGTCCTTTAAAGCTGATGCTTTGGCTAATGAAAATTTTCTTCCTACGGCAAGAAATAGAAAAAATATTAAAAAACTGTTAGAATTAATAGGTATTAGGATGAAGGGTCCTACCTCAGCAGGAGGAAATGCTGCGTTTACTTTGGATTCATCAGCGACCTCTAACCCAGTAATCTCTCCTCAGGATAGAGTGATTACTATATCCTCTCCTCAAGATGGGGGGCAAGTAACTTACACTTTGTATACTACAGAAAACGGAAGAATTTCTTCATTAACTTCTAATACTACTAACTTAGAATTAGCTCTAAGTGATTCTGTAGGTGGTACTAATATTCAATGGACTAATCTAGCTTTCATTGAGGGGGCTCTTGTAGAGGAAACAGGGTCTTTTGATACTACTCAAGTTTTTAAAACAATTAGCTTAGGCCAAGGCCCAGTAATTGAAAATAGTGTTCAAGTTTTTATATCAAGTGATAATTCTCTTTCTGGAGATTATACGCAAGTAGATAATATTTTCGCTGCATCTAGCACTACCGATAGAGTATTTGAAGTTCTTTATGATGAAGTGTATAATGGTACGGTTAGGTTTGGGGATGGTAATGCTGGGGCTTCTCCTCCTAATTCATCAACCTATCGAGTTCTTTATAGGATAGGTGGGGGAAATAGAGGAAATTTCTTAGGAACTATTACTGCTCCTGTCGGTACTCAAAACGTAGGTCCTGGTACAATTATTAATACTGGCGTAATTACGGGTGGGGTAGATGCAGAAACATCTGAATCAGCAAAACTAAAAGGCCCCTTAGTATTTAAACAGCAAGATAGACTTGTAACATTAGGAGACTATATCTCTTTTGTTTCTAGGTATTCAAGTCCAAATGGTGGAACGGGTATAGGAACAGCCTCCACCAGAAAAGCCTATTCTTCTGCAAACATTATTGATGTATTTGTCTTGCAAAAAGCAACACCCACCCAACTACAAAAAGCCACAGTTGATTTTAAAGCAAATCTTTTAGATGGAATGCAAGACAAAAAAATGTTAACTGATGAGGTTGTTATTGTAGATGGTTTGATTCGTACATTAGATTTAATTGTAACAGTGTTTGTTGATTCTGCCTTATATGACAGTGAGGAAAGTATAAAAAGACAAGTTGCACAAGTTGTAACAGACTACTTCTCTTATTCTAGATTTGGGTTTGGGGATGTGTTTGTCCCACAAGATTTAAATAGACAAATATTTGATTTAAATGATATTCGCTATTCTACCATTGATAATATTGACAGCAATGTTATAGTGAGCTTTAATGAAGTTATACAGTTGAATAACTTAACGGTGAATGTAACCTTTGTTTGATGGCACGAAAATATTCAAAACTTAATTTTGTTGATGCCGTAAAAATTATAACTCCAGATGTATATCTTGAGGATGATAGAAATGTAAGTGGCCTCCAGGTTAAGATAACAGACGAAGTAATAAATAGCCATTTAATTTCTCTCGCCAGCATCTCGAACACTCTTAATGTTAGTTCTTTGGGAGGGTTTCCTTCATATAGCGCATTAAACAGTCCTGGGGGGTTCGGCCAATTTTTTGTTAAACAGAATAACTTAACCAAGATTACCGCCAGGGATTTTGACAAAAACGTTTTAAAGCCCTTGGGCATAAAAATGACAGATTATTCTACGTCTTCAGAGTTCCTAGATTTTCTTAGCGGGACGCTATTGCCCAAGATAAGTTTGAACTCAAATAATTTATTGGTTGATACTTCCGCTCAATATGCAAGTACTCCAAGCGCAACGCATGCTTATTTAGTTGATAATCTAAGCTGGCTTTATTTTTTGAATACCGATGCTCCAGTTTTAGACCCTTCGACTATTGTAGCCAGTTCTATGATGGAAAAGTTTTATTTTGGTAAATCCTATTTAATTAATGATGGACTAAAAGATTATCAACAATATTTGTGGGAAAATTATTCAAATTTTAGTTCTATAAACAGTGAGTTTTTACCAAACAAATTTCTTTCGGGGACTGGAACCTACACAAGTGGAAATCAGAATTTAGAAAAACTTAAAACACTAATTGATGTTATTTATTCTCCTCTCTATATTGATAGTGAAGATGAGACAGTAAAGGATGCCCTTGAAACATTTGTGGATTCCAATACCACCTTGAAGACTACTGAATCCGCTGGTCCTTTCCATAAATTCTTACAAGCAGTATCATATTCATTAAGAGATATTGATAATCAAGTTGAATCAATAGAAACTCTGCCTTCAATTATGGATTGTCCTACTGAGTTTCTTCCTTATCTAGCAAATTTATTAGGGTGGTCTTTATATGGTAATAATGAAACTTCTTGGAGAAACCAAATAAAAAATGCGGTAAGGCTTTATAAAAAGAAAGGAACAAAAGAAGGGTTGNTTGAGGCAATGAATACCATAATTGTTCAAAATCCTATTGACACAAGTTCTTCTGTAACCGAATTATATGAATCTTACATTCCAAATCTTATATATTATCTTTTATTAACTGAAAGTCCAATATTAAACTCTGATGATTTCTCATTAGATGATGCGCTTGCCTATGGTATTGACCCAGGTGGGTACAGCGCAGTAAATAAAGATCAGACTATTCGTGCTGCTGTTGATAATATTCTAAAAAGGGCTGTAGAACGCTTTCCAACGCACTTCTTTATAAAAAATGAGCCTTTTAGAGTTCATATTTTGAATGATGGGCGCGGGTACTTTGGCCCAATAAATAATATAGGATCTAATTGGTTTACAGGATCAATATTTACGGATTCTTCTGAACCTATTGCTATTTTGGGTGATCCTGGATTTACTTTTAATTATAGAACTCGTGATTTCCCTATCCCCCCTTGGGAAGAAGAAAAGTTTTATCGTAAATGCCTTATAACAAAAGATATTTTGCGCTTTTTTCAAGATGAACTGAGTAGATTTTGTGTTGATGGACTTTATGTAGACAATTTCTATGATTATATTTTCAATTATACAATGTCTGGAACAGGTAAAACTGATTTATATTTGGGAAATGCGTATGTACTGTTTACGTCTGGATTAGAGCTTCCCCCCAATTATGCTAAAATTATTAGTGATTTTGATTATGATGATTATGATTACCTTTCCTTATGGAATGGAAAATCTTCTACGTTTGATTTTACAGTGTGTGCTGGAGATTTTTCAAGTATACTTTTTCAAGATTCCTCAAGTTTATACACAACTGCCGAAATATTAGACAGTTTAAACATAGTTGACGATTTTTCTCCTGCCAAAGCAGATCCACGAACGAGACTCATCTTAGGGCAGAAAGAGTTTGCTAGTGGGTTAGATTTTATTTGTCCCTCCATACGATTTAATATGCCAGATGTTGCTGCTTCTTCTGCTGCCCTTGGTAATTATGAGATTAGTGGGATTTGGTCTAGAGGGGTACGTGCGTCTTTAGGGGGGGATTTCTACCCCANTTTTGATGATTCGAGAAGTCACCACGATCATTTGGGACTCCCTGTTTTTACAAGAGATGGCGCTAAATATTCTAATAATGTAGCTAATTCAGTGGTTAATACGAGTGCTACTGTTCCTGCGTCCAGCGGAATACCAAGAGGTTCTTTAAGACGCAGAAATTTTTATAATACTTTAAACTACAAAGGGTGGTATGGAAGAGACGGGTTTAATATGCCTACCTTGTATAACAATACTAGTGGAATATTAAATACTTATATTTCTCCTGACTATCTTCCATTAGGGTTTAATCCTTCTGGTTTTAGTTTTGAGGATGGCGGTGCGGGTAATTTATCTGGTGTTTATTCTAGTGATTGTGCAGGGTCAGGCTCTACAAGAATTTACAATGGTTTGGAGGTAAGTAATGCATTTCTTAGTAGAGATTATGGTAGTTTAGCCTTTTCTGCTTGTGATCACTTTGTTAGGCGTGATATTCTTCCTGAGGAAGTTTATACCTTTTTTAAAATAAATGAATACAAGAAAGCAGCCATTGCCAAAGAGATTATAAATCATAACTTTAAACTATTATCCCCTTCTTCTACGTGGGTTAATATGGAGCAATCCTTTGCCAATCAACTTCCTGATCAGGGGTTTGATAAGTTTTTATCTCCTTCTATAGACAAAAGAAAATTTTCAACAGGTTTGTCTAAAGGAATTCAGGAGATATACAATACATATAATAAATTTTTCTTATCTTCTATTGATGGGAGTTCCTTACCTGAGAATTTACTTTTAGGCATGGGGAAGGGAGGTCCCACTATATTATCTCATACTTACGGCCCAATTTATTTTAATGCAGATTTTTCTATTGATGGATCAGCCATTGCCAATGATTTGTATTTACAAGATGGGAGGGTTGCCTCCGACATAATTTCTAAAACTTTATCTGATCCTGTATTAATTAACCTTAACCATTACGCTACTTCCAGCCTAACAAATTTAGGGGGCACTGTTGTAGGTGGATTATTAGTTTCTTCTGTAGATTCATCAACCGCTCCGTATTATGGTGCTCCTGAGTATACAACACAAAACTTTTTGAGTGGAGTATCGTTTGTGGATACTTCATCAAACACCAATGCTGGGGTCAGTTCAAATAATTTATTCGCAATCTATAAATTAAAAGACAGTGAAAAAGCTTTTGGTGGTGAATATGATAATTATTTGATTAACAATCCTTTTGTTTATTTACAGCATTCTGGGCGAGGTCTTCCAAGAATTCAATTTAATTTAAGCGGTTTTTCTCCGAGTGAACGCAATATACTAATTCCCGAGCATGATTTTGAAGCATCTGTTAACTTTCTTTTTGGAAAATTAGACAGTGGCGAGATAGGGGGAGGTACTTTAGGTATTTTATTAAGAACTAAAGTAGAGAAACTAATTGATGGTACTCATGTTGTCTTTTTCTGGACTCCTGGTGGGAAGTGGGAAATGGTAAACGTTGCAGATATTTCTACCTCAGTTAGTTCAAAACAAACATTATTACAAGATTATGCCCACCTCTTCTCTGGCGGTGCAGTGGAAAACTTGGTACAAGATCCTCATTGTGNGGTGTCTTTGGATAATAATAGTTTATTACGCTATGTAAGCAAAAGGCATATCCAAACCGCAAAAATAAAATTTCATACTAAAAATAAATTGTCAAATACTTCTTTTGAGTATGGGACCTATTATGATTCAACTAGTTCTGATGTGTATAATGGAAAAGCTGTTCAATTGCATAGAGCCTTTATGGGCGATACCGATAAAAATCAGGATTATATTTTAGAAGTTTTCCAGTATCCCAGCAGTAATCAACAGAAAGAGTTCGCTGTTGTTGATAACATTTCAGTAATAGATAAAACTCTTAATGATGCGGCAGAGGTTCCATACAAAGCTACGATACCTAGCCTAAGAAACCAAATGGATATAATAGAGGAACCAAAACTTCTTCTCCCTGACGGAAAACCCCTTAGCTTAAGGGTGAGTGAAGTTACAGATACTATTGAGTTTGATTCCCCTGATTTATTTAGAACGATGCCTGGACAAGTAACAACTGGGGGCAGCCATCACCCAATGAGATATAATAGTGAATTATGGACGGTCGTTGGNGCTCCTGATCTTGATTCATATTATGATCCTCCTGGATTNATGACTGGTTATGATNTTCACGCTTCTCCAGGGGCCAAAATAATGTGGAGGTTCGCCCATGGATATCCAACAACAGGGCTTCTTATTTGTGGGTCTAACCCACCCCCGTTCTGTACTCCAATATATGCCAATACTTTAATGGATACTGGAGAGGGAGCGCCATGGGGAAAAGTGCCGTTTACTGGTATCTGTAATAGTACTTTGACTGGGCACCAACACGGATTGGATGTAGCAATTTTTGACCCACCTAATGTAGACAATGGTTACTCCACATATGCTGATGAAGGAAAGAAAAAAAGTTATCTAGAGCAGTACTGGAATGCCAGAAAAGGATTCCTTTCTGTTAATGAGTGGTCTCCTTATATTAATTCTGGTCCTAGGGAAATGATAGGAGAGGGGGTGCCAGCGCACACCCATGGACAAGGAGCGGGACTTCCTTTCTGGCCCGAAATGTCTAAGGATTTCGACAAGGAGCAAGGGGCTCCTTTGTTAGCACTAGCTAGGCCAGGACATTCTTACAGGGAGCAATGGGTAGAAGGAGAAGACTTTTTGGATCATGGGCCTATTTCCTTCGGTGAGACTAATCCTTTAGGATTTAGAAGGGTAGATGACGAATTTTCTTACAGTAATATGTATAATCATTTTGGAAGTAATAATATGGACGGTCTGAGGAAGACCTCTGTAGGATCTCCCACTATGATTGATTTTACAACTCGTAGAGTTAAGTGTAATTATCTTGAGAATGGTGACTTAGGACAGGAGATAAGTGAATTAGAAAATCCGAATAATTGGGAGTATGTCCCAAATGGACCTGATCCATTATTGCCGACAATTTTAGATCCTATGGGTTTGGTTGCTTCTGGTTTAGCCATATACCAAGTAGTAAATGTAAAAATTAATAGTGAAGATGTAACAAATCACTACCATACGTTTGATTGGCTTCAAACTGGAGTGGGAGGAATTTCAAAGTTTACAGACGATGGACATGGAATTACTTTCCCTCCTATGTCTGTTTACCGTGATATTTCTAGAGATAAGCTTATTCACGGCCAACAGTATAGTTTTAGTGTGTATGTTCGCGGTAACGCTTCGGTCGCATCTGAAACTAGAGATTTGTATGCTACTTCGGCAATGCTAACAATATCTACAATTGGCACGGCTACCAGCTATACTAGACTGAATATAACCCTTCCTGACTTTAATTCAGGGGAAACTGTAAGCCTCACTAGAGAAATGAATGGACACACTTTAACTGGAACTGACGCAGCACAAGTAGAAACTATTAGTGTACCCGTCTATCCAGGCGCTCCTGATGTAAATTGGTATAGAATTAGAGTAACAATGCCATATGATGCAGTGGAAAAAGATATTTCTGGGAAAGAAAATTTAGGTATTCGGTGTACCCTGCAAGCGTATAACCATAGATTTGATAATCAATTGCCAGAGGATACAAGTCCTCACGATGATATAAGGTATACTTATGAGCACATTCCTTGTAAATTATTAACGTGGGGTTATGGGCTATGGGCTGCTCCAGAAGCTGGAACCTTTAGGAGGATAACAGGGGATATAACTAAAGTTGGTAGGCACTCTTTTGGGATACATAGCCACCCCGAAGGTTTAAATCCTAATGTAGATTTCAGTGAAAACCCNGGAGTAATTCCTAATGTTATTATGTATGATTCAAATGCGGCAGGAGNAGNNGCACAAACTGAATATTATTATACAAATAGAAAGATTGTACATGGTGAAGATAAACAATTATATGTTTATGATAAAGATTCTTCTGGACTTAAAAAGCTAACCTTAGTAGATGATGTTGCACATAATGACCTTTTCAACTCAAAGTTATATAAAACAGTANAACTAGAGGATACAAGCGGAGTANGGTATACAGGTCCAGTGGAGTATTCTCTTTCTAAAAAGTTACTAAGACCTCCTGCTTTTACTGGGGAAATAGAGTTCGACCGAATTCTTTCTGTTTCTGGGGGTTGGGGTGGAACAAATGTAGGTGTAGATGTTGAAGGATCAGTACCAGTCACACCTGAAGATTTATTGCACTTGCTTAGGTACTTTAATAGATTAGGGAAGGATACGGGCCTAGTGAAAATTGGAGCAGGGCTTCCCCCATCTTCAATTGGGGGCTTTAATACAAGGGTCCCTTATTATTCTAGTGGAGTACACAACACTAGTGGTGGAAGCAGGTTGTCGTACAGGAGTGATCCAGACAATGGGGCCGAGCCCACTAATAGCGTAATAGTTTCAGGATATACTAATTACGCCTTCTTAGATACGAGCGCAACATAATGATAGGAACAGTAGAAATTTACAAGGATTTTGGAACCTCTGATCAGGAATTACTGATCTCGGAAGATAATCTTTTAGTTAATGGAGCAGGCGAGTCGATATGTACAATGCTTACGACTCCCTCTGGAATAGTTTCTGGCGCACCTCATATTTTAGACACTTCTAATTTTACTATACAAGCACTATCTTTAGGTAAATCATCTGATGCATATAAGGCTAACGCTCACTTCTACCCCTTTGAACCTTCGGCAAGCACTAAAGCGGGAAGACCTTACCATACTTATGTTTCTGCTGTAGAGGCTGATAATAGGATCAGGGCAGTGTCTTTAATTAATGAAAATGTTACCTGGACCGCATCATCTTATGACCCAAAAAGAGATCCTGGGCTCTGGCCCAGCCCTAATGATGTGCAGTTAGAGCCTGACACACATACAGCAATTGACGCTGTTTCGGGAGAATCTCATTATATGGGATCTAGTGTGATGCAAGGGAGAGCACACGCTTATGGGCATAATTTAAACCGAGTTTTATCAAATACTAACCCAAATTTATTATCTTATACAGACCAACCAGACGATGATCCCACTTTTGGTTTAGCGAATTGGTATTGGCAAAAAGCAAATATTGGAACTATAGTAGTATCAGCAACTCATTCTGGTCCTTTTTATGGAACTTCGGCTTTTCTAGTTCCTGGAAGCACAGGAAATTCTAATAGATTATTTCATAAATTAGGATGGAACCATGCTTCTCCTTCTGCTATGGGGTATCTTCATAGAAATGTAGATCATACCTTTAGTTTATATGCTAAACTTCCTGAAGGTAACCCAACATCAAGTTTGAATTTACAGTTTTTTAATCGTGCTAGGAATACGTACCATCAGTGCGGGTTCTCTTACGTAGACTTAGATACAAGTGCCTATCGCGCTCCATATTTTGTAAGTTCAGTAAGCGGGGTTTCTGGCACTGTAACACCCGCTGCTAGTGCAAATGATTCTTCGGGGTGGTATAGGTTTGAAGCTAAAATGACTGGGTTGGGCGACGAAGCTACGGCCCACAATGGGGACCCTTTCTGGGTGGTTGCTAGATCATATGATTATTGTCCTGGGCCTGAGACCGTTGGGGGTGTTAGGGGGGCTATTGAATACTATGGGTGGCAGGTGGAAGAGAGTTATGGTGCAACTAAATTCCAAAAAGTTGAGGGTGTAAGGCCATCAGTAAACCAGGGAGGCATAGGTAAAGATATATTCTTAGGGTGTTATCCTCATACCAGTGGTACGGACTTTGCGATTTTAGAGAGTATAGAAAATATAGATGTTCCCTCGCCAGGGGGGGTCCTAGAATCCTATGCTAGTGGAACTTACCCAGAGACAACTGACGATAATTTTTTCAACTCTTCTTCTATTAGATCTATGGACCAAAATGGATTTATTAGAACTTATATGCCTTCAGCTACTGGCCCTGCGGAAGCGGCTGATGGTAGGGCATATCCACATAAATCAGCCTCTGATCCTGAAGGTATTAGTAACCCTCTTTCGGGAGTCATAGTTTCCGCAAGCACTGATTTTTCCTCTACGGGAGAAGTTTCTTATATTTGTACTATTTCGTCAGGTGATTTAGGGACTACAAATATGTATGGTGGTTTGTTTAAACTTGGTTTATGGACAATAGATCTACCTAATACTATGCAAGGAAATCACCCAACAGGAAAAATTTCTGATCCAATTCAGCCACCTTTCCATTTCAAAGCAGGCTTTAATAGGATAGTATATAAGTTGTTTGCAGAGAAAAACTTTACCAAAAATTTAGCTGCAATAAAAGATTCTCCTCCATACTTAATAGGAAAAGGCGCAGCAGGATGTAATCAATATACAGACTTAACCATAGTCTGGAGGATTCAATTAATATGAATGGATTAATAAAAATAACAAAAGTCTATGGTGATGGACGAAAGGAAGTTGTTTGTGAGGATAATAATATCCTTACAGATGGGCTAGGTGTAGGGATTGTTAATCTACTTACTGATGATGGTTCGTCAAAAGTAGAAGACCATATTGTTGGATATTTTCAAGTTGGCACAAGCCAACATTCCTTAGATGACCAGTCTGAGCAAAATAGAAGATTTCTAAGTACATTAAAAAACCCACTTAATTCAGAAGATTTGTATGGCAAAAATTCTGACGTTATCGTAGATACACACACTATACTTCAGTACCATAAAACTAATTTTTCTCAAGGTTACGCGGATCCTCCTGGAAGCAACGATGCTATCTTTGCGTTTTTGCCTGATAGTCATAGTACAAATATTATTGATGGTGTTGTTCATTTTAGGTTAGTTTTAACAGAAGCTATGGCTAATGATGTGGGTGCTCCTATATCTGAGTTTGGGTTGTTTAGTCGGGACGCTCAGGGATCTATAAGAGGAGACCAATCTATTTTAGTTGCTTATAAAACTTTTCCAATAGGTGAAGGTATTACGAAAACAAGTGAGTTCTCTCTTGTAATTGATTGGCAAATAAAATTAGTTGACGAGACTAAAACTTCTGAGACTGATCCCAAGCCTTCCCCTAGAAGTAATGTTGTTTTTATTATGATTGATGATGTTGGGGTTGACCAATTAGGAATATATGATGAAATTAATCCATATGCTCTTGCGAATACAAATTTTGCTAACGCTTCCCCCTTTAGTAAATTAGATAATGTTAATGGGTCTAGTGTTTATCCACATACTCCCACTTTAAGTGCTATTGCTGCGTCAGGGGTAACTTTTTATAATTGCAGGTCTCAACCTGCGTGTACACCAACTAGGGCTACGCTCCTGACTGGAAAGTATAATTTTAGTACACACAATTACTTAAACACAGGGGCGGGGTTTTGGGGTCCTGGCATGGGAATGGTTTCGGATAGTCTTCGCAGACTGAGGAGTGGATTAAAGGGACTAAATTCGGAGTATGCGTTTCTACAAGAAGACGGGGAGTATGAAACTTTAACTAATGCTGTGACAGATAGTGGTGAGAGGCCAAATACAATAGCTTCTCAAAAAGTATTAACTGAATATTTACATGAGCCAGATATGCTATACCAAACAGCTATGTTCGGGAAGTGGCATTTAGCTCAATGGGAAGAAAAAGTTGTATATTGTGAGGAAGATAAGAGCCCAGAACACCCAGCCGTTTACGGAGACGGTTGGGGACATATAAGTGATATAGGGAGGTGGGATCATTATGTGGCAACGTGGGGTAATTTAAATGCAGATACAATCCCTGGTTACAATTATAATACAGGTGGTTGGTATGATCGTGGGGGTTGGCCTAATTATGGTGGGGTTGCGTCAAGTGGTTTAGATGGAAAACAGATGGGGTATGTTAACTTTTTTGCAAACCATAATGGAGATGTTGTAACTGTTTCTGATGCAGGGTATACAACTTATGCCCAAGCAGCTTCTGGAGTTGATCCTAGACAGGGAGACCATCTTAATCACACAACAGATTACATTTTTTCTGCTGCTAGTAGTTATTTTAATACAGCACAAGAGCCCTTCTTTATGTATATTTCTCCCAATACTCCTCACACTCCTTATACAGAGGCACCTTCGGGGGGAGTTTATACAGGTTCTTATAAGGAAGAGAATAGACTAAAAACTCTTTACAATAATTCTACGACTCATGTTGATGCAGTCCCTGGTTCAGATNGTGCTGCTGTTTCTGCAACTTGGATTACCACTAATTCTAATTTAGAAAATTTTGATTATGTTCTTAGTTCCTTTTTGGATGGCTTAGATGAAAGTAGAAAAAGTAATACTGTCTTTATAATCACTTCAGATAATGGTTCTGTTCTTACGGATTTAGATAGAAGAGCCTCTTTTTGTTCNTCTGTAGGTTTGGGGGACTTGACGGGGAGCGTTAATCCTTATAGCTCAGAGGGGTCAGCAGGCTTTGGAGCTACCTACGATAAAATGATGAATCTTGGAGCATATGGTTCCGCGCTAGATCCTCCTCAATACAGGCGAGGAGGAGAGAATGATTCGGCGTATGGCTTTAAAGCAAGCCTTTATGATAGAGGAATGCTTGTTCCGATGATTGTTAGTGGAGGAAGTAATACTGCTGTCTCTGCTGGACCCCACACTTCTTATGAAGGGAGATCTACAAGTGCTCTTGTAGATTTAGTAGATATTTTAGCCACGGTTGTCGATATTGGAGGAGGGGATTTGGGCAGTGTTCCTAGTGATTCCATATCTTTTTATGGTGTTTTAACGGGGGAAGTTGACGCATCTTCTCATGCTAGGCAATACTCTTTTAGTGAAGCTTATTATCCGTGGGGAAATAGTACAGGTAACACGGCAAATTATGGAACTTATACTGGCACTATTGGTGCTTGCTTAGATCCTCCTATTGCCTCGAATTTTGCTGTTGGAGATCCAACTGTACCGAGAACTAGGAGAGCAGCTTTAACTTGTAGATTTGAGCAAGAACAGTTGCGTGGTTTTATTCCTCCCATTACTCAGTTTACTCTTAACGGAACGTGTGTAGATTTAGGTATAGTAGCAAACCCTGGGGATGTAACTTGGGACCCGAGAGACACTATTCCCGAGGCCAGCGCGGGGGTTTGGAGAATTATTCGGCCAGGGTCTGGTCGGGTACTTTTGCCGGGAAGTTTTAGTGGAAATACTGCTGAGCTAGATAGTTTAGGAAAAGGTAGATGGTATGAAGAATTATATCATATACAGAATCAAGAATTTACTGGAGTTGATTTATATGAATTAGATGATTTAGTTCCTGA